AAAATGTATGAAGGTGTTACAGTAAATTACAGACACGAAGAATCAGAACGAAAGCGAAAGGCAGAGGAAAGAAAGTCTGCGGGCGGTGGAAAGAATTTCACCCATAATGTGAAAGGCTAATGGCAAATAATAAAGTCCAAGTTGATATACTTATTGATGATAAAGGTAACTTAAAGAAAGTTGCTCGTGACGCAAACAAGGCCGGAGCAGGTCTTGATAGGGCTTCAAAATCGTCCGATAACTATAGCAAGGGTCAAAAGGGTGTAGCGCAAGCTACCTCCAATAGTACTAAAGCATTTGCAAAGATGCAGGGTGGTATGGGCGGCATGGTTGGTGTTTATGCTGAAATTGCTTCTCGTGTTTTTGCTTTATCAGCAGCTTTTCAGTTTTTAAAATCTGCAAGCGATATCACAAACCTTATAGCAGGTCAAGAAGCTCTCGGAGCTGTATCAGGCGTAGCATATAAGTCTTTAACACAGGGTTTGAAAGACGCAACAGACGGACAGCTTAGCTATGCCGCAGCTTCAAAAGCCGCAGCCATTGGTACAGCAGCAGGACTCAGCCCCGACCAGTTGAATCGACTTGGTAAGGCAGCAAAAAATACTTCCATTGCTTTGGGCAGAGATCTGGGCGATTCCTTTGATCGACTAATCCGAGGTGTTACAAAAGCAGAACCAGAATTGCTTGATGAATTGGGTATCATTCTACGCCTTGAAACTGCAAAGAAGAACTACGCTCTTCAAATTGGTAAAACCGCTACGACCCTAACCCAGTTTGAGCAATCTCAAGCAGTAGCTAACGAAGTACTTACTCAAGCAGAGCAAAAGTTTGGTGCTATAGAAAAGATTATGGATCCTGCTGCTGCTTCCTTGAATAGGTTCTTAGTTAGTTTTGATTCTTTACTTAATACTATAAAACAAGGTGTTACTGCAGGTCTTCGACCTGTTTTTGATTTTTTATCTGGCAATACTCTTGCATTATCGGCATCTCTTTTGCTTCTCGGCAAAAGCATACTAACCGCAATACTACCAAACTTTAAAGAGATGGGTAAAGGCGCAGAGGCGGCAATGAAAACTGCCAATATAGGAGTAGCCGAGCATGAAGCCCACTTAGAGAATCTACAAAGAACTATTAAGAAGACACAAACAATGATGACGGGCAGTCGAGAAGCAGCAATCTCTGCAGCCCAAGAAGCCTATGGTAAAACTCCCGCCCCTACAAAACTCAAGGGTGGAGGTGCTATGGACTTTTTAATGGGTTCGTCAGAGACTAAGAAAGCGCAGATGCAGGCGAACAAAGTTTTATCCAATGCAGAAATGGAGCTTAAAAAGAGTCTTGATAAAAGAACCGGAATGTTTAAGCATATGAATGCTCAACAAATAGCAGACATGCGCGCATCTTATACAACAAGAATGGCAATTATTAATAAAGAAGTATCTATACATAAGCAGGCTACTATGTCAATGGCCCAACAGTTAAAAGTATGGGGAGCACAGGGTAAAGTAACCTTTGCAAGCATGAAAGCAGGTATGATCTCCTTTGGTGCCTCAGCAGCAGCAGTTGGTGCAACACTTATGTCATTTTTAGGTTGGATAGGTATTATCGCAATGGTAGGATCTGCTCTTTATGCTGCTTTTGAATATATTTTCCCTGTCCCTAAAAAGATACAAGAAGCAACCGAGGCAGCAAAGGGGTTTGCAGACAAAGCGGTGATTCTAAATTCAGAGCTTGAGAAAATGGCCGAGGTTACTAAAAAAGTAAATCTACAGCTGGACGACCTGACTGCACAAAGAGGTGCAATGGCGGGCCAGGCAAACTTTGCGGCGAGAATCGCAGAGTACGAAGATACGGCCAAAGCACTCGGTACAAATAGTAAAGAAGCTACTAAATTGCGTGCTGAGCTTGTAATGACCGCGGCACATTTAGGACGAGCAGTAAACCCAGAGTTCACAAAGTTTGGAAGACTATTACTTGATAATAATTTTGCAACTAAAGATCAAAAAATAGAGGTTAATAATCTAACAAATAAGTATGTAGAGTTTGGTGCAGCGGTAAAAAGCCTTCCAGGACAGCTTAATGAAGTCCAAAAGTCTTTGGTAGCTATAACCGGTAAAGCCACTGATATCAACCCCTTAGCGTCTTTAACAGAAAATATTACAAAAGCTGCTGCTACTTCTAAAACTGCTCTGGCAGGGTTAAAAGATACCTTAGACATGTCTGGAGAAGCCATGCAGAATTTAAGAAATAAGCAAATAGCGCTTAATAAGCTTCCAGCGACAGTAACTGCGATTGATTACCATGAGGGTACCAATATAAAGAAAGGGGAGACACAAGTAGCTAACCCAGCTCTTGCAGGACAACAGGCCTTGACAGTTGAAATGCGAGAACAATTTAAAATTGTGACTGATAACGTAGCCCTTTATATGAAAGCTGTAGCACAAAATAAAATGCTTGTTGATCTTGAAAAGCGTCTATCCGATAATTCAGGAAAAATTAATGCTAACTATGCCGAGGCACTAACACTAAGAGAAAGATTAGTAACAGCTAAAACTCGTGGTTTAACAATTGATGATAGAATTAACGACTTAGCTCTTAACGATAACGAGCTACAAGCTAAAAAAGCCGAAGCTCTCAGTGCTCAGATCATTGCTACAGAGACATTGGCTGCCGCAGTGAATAGCAAAGATAAGACTCTTATAGAAAATGCCCAAGCTGGACTTGATGCAGCAACTTCCAAGAATAAAATTTTAGATGGGCAGATTGCTCGACAAAAGACTTTAACCGAAGAAAGCAGAAAAAATCTCGGTATTGAAAAAGAACTTCTTGAATTAAAGAAAGGGCAGAATGCTCTTGATGTTCATTCGGTAAAACTTGCAAGAGAAAAAGCTTTAAATGCTTCTGGTACAGCGAGCTTTGGGTTTGGACAAGCAGCCGCAGGACGAGGCAATAGCCTCGCAGATTTAGCCAATAAAGAAGCACAGGCCACCTTGGCCTTAGCCGCAGCACGAGAAAAAGCAGGCGAGGCGGGTATCAAAGAAGAAGAAGTAGTGGCAAGAGGTCAGGCCGTAGCATTAGCAGAAGAAGCGCTCAAGACTGCCAAGCAACAACTGGTAATAGAGCAGAATATTGGACAAACTATACTCAATAATGTAAGAGCAGAGAGTGAGCTTTTAAACTTTAAGTCTAATAACTTTGCTTGGAGCAAGAAGCAGCAGAAAGTACAAGAACTAATTATAGAAGCCATGAACAAAGGCATCCCAATTACGAAAGAGTTTATTGCTCAAACAAAAGAAGTGGTTGCCGAGAATCAGAAGCTAACTGACCAATATGAGATGCAAGCAACTTTAAGGGGCTCTCTTACCTCTGGAATGGCAAGTTCTATATCTTCACTCATTAAAGGTGAAGAGAGCAGCTTCAAAGACGCTATGTTAATATTAGCTCAAAACGTCTTAGGTTCCTTAGCAGACAAATTATCAGAGCAATTGACAGAAAGCTTATTAGATGGCATATTTGACAGCCCGTCTACTAAAATGGCTACAGCCATTACCACAAGCTCTACTACGGGTGCCCAAGCTATGACAGCTGGAATAGTTGCAGGAGCTACTCAAGCAGCAGGAATCTTAGGAACGGGTATTGCTGCTGCCGAATCTTTGCCGGAACTATCTAAGGTAATAACTGAGAACATCCCTGACCCAACAAAACCAGATGCAGGAATTATTACACCACCAGGCTCAAAAGGTATAGCAGAGGTTTTACCTAGCGCTTTAGATAACTTTAAGGAAAGCATGGTTACACTGTTTGATAAAGACACACCTTTCTTAGAAGGTTTAAAGGGGGTATTCACAAGCGGTGGAGACCTATTTAGTTCAATGTTCTCTGGTCTTGGTAGTATGCTTAGTGGCTTATTCGGCGGCGGTGAGGGTGGAAGTGGGTTCCTATCTTCTGCATTAAAGTTTGGTGCGAGCTTGTTTGGCTTCGGAGGCGCTCCGGGTGCAAGAACCGGCGGAATAATGAGCTCTGCAGGTAAGGTTGCAGGATATGCAACTGGCGGCGTAGCAAGAGGCCCAGGTGCTGGATACCCTGCAGTACTACACGGGACAGAAGCAGTAGTACCTCTTCCAAACGGTAGATCAATACCTGTAGAGATGTCAAACGGAGGACAGCAGCAAAATAATGTAGTTGTAAATGTAAGTACCGATGGTACAGCAAGAACCAGCGACAGTACTGGCCCAGATATGGAAAACTTAGGAGCTGCAATTGCACGAGCAGTACAACAAGAATTACAAGCACAGAAACGATCGGGTGGAATACTTAGCCCATATGGAGTAGCATAATGGCATTAGGATTTGATTTAGGGGCTGGGATATATGCAGTCCCAGATAAACAACTATCTCGCTCTACTACACCGAAAGTAAAGATAGCTACTTTTGGTGACGGCTACGAGCAGAGATTACAGAACGGGATTAATTCTTTGGGCGAAGTATACAGTGTTGCTTTTGTTACTCGAACTAAAGAAGATATTGATGATATTGTATACTTCTTTAATACAAAGCGTGGGGTAGTATCTTTTGACTTCACAATTCCAGACTCAAATAGTGGGGGTGGAGAAGCAACAATAAAAGTAGTGTGCGATAACTACTCACAAAAATACGACTATGATGAATTTTATAGTTGCACAGCAAACTTTAGACGAGTATATGAATCATGAGTGATATAATTGCATCAGACGTACAAGGGCACTATGTTGATAGCGCCCTTGTAACCCTTTTTGAGCTTGAGCTTGATGGGGGCACTTACGCACATTTTCATGCGGGTGTAGATGAGCTACTGGACGAAGTACAGTTCGTGTCAATGGACGGAACTGTTATTAATACTTATATCCCCCTGCCTATTATGATTGAAGGCATGGAAATACAAGCGGACGGCGCACAAAGCCGCCCAACAGTAACTATGGCAAATGTTACTACCATATTTAAAGATGCGCTTGATGGGTTAACAAACAAAGATTTAATTGGTAAAAAGTTAGTTCGTAGACAGACTTTCCGAAAGTTTTTAGTTGGTGGAGCAAATGCAAATACTGTAGGAAGTCCTCCAACAGAGTTCCCTATTCGTCAATATCTTGTTGATAGAATATCAGCAGAAAACGCTACAGCAGTATCTTTTGAACTCGCGTCGCCTTTTGATTTAGAGGGCATTCAATTACCTCGTAGGTCAGTAGTTGGAAAATATTGTAGTTGGGCTTACCAAGGATTTAACTCAGTCCCGTCTTATGGCGGATGTACTTGGCCTTTAAATGCGAAAGTACAACTAACAGACTCAACTAATACTTTTGTATTAGATCATTATTTTTATTTTACTGCGGAAGATAATCCGATAACCATTAGCACATATACTTATGATGCTTGGAATAGTGCAACTACTTACACACAAAGCTCACTTATTGACTATGATGGCTTTTCTTGGCAGAGCTTATTTGCCGGTAACCTAAATAATATACCAGCGGAAGGCTCCGCATGGTGGATTAAGATATTTAGATACTCCGTCTACAACCCAGCTACGCCATATAGTGCAGGAGATTTTGTACAATATGGAGCTGCTGGAGTAGAGACTGTTTGGAGATGTTTAGTATCTAATACAGGACAAACACCTGAAAACAGATCTCGATATTGGACTCGTGCTGATGTATGTGGCAAAAGCCTCAGTTCTTGCAAAGCAAGATTTCAAGCTAAACCAGCCAGTTTAGATGAAGCAAATAAAGGCCCAGCTTCTTCACGCGATACAGGACATACTATGCCTTTCGGAGCATTCCCAGGGAGCGCAAAGTACCGGTGATAGAATTTTTAGGAGAGATAGAAGAACATTTTAGCAAGTGGTATCCAAAAGAAGGTTGTGGAGTCCTCGGAGTTGTAAAAGGTAAGCTAAAGTGGTTTCCTTGTGATAACGTAGCTCCGGAAGAGGAAGATTTTATTATTGACTCAAGACAATATATTGCAATCTCTCAGAGATGCGATATTGTAGGAATAGTTCATAGTCATCCAGATGCAAGTCCGGAGCCAAGCGAGTTAGATATAAACTACTGTAACACTCTCGGAATCCCTTACTATATCTTCAGCTATCCAGAGATGGATTTAATCAAATTAGAGCCTGTTCGAGAAACAAAAGCTCTTTATGGTCGAGAATATGAGTTTGGAGTAAACGACTGTCTTGAAGCAGGAATCGACTACTACGCTTCAAAAGGAATAGAACTACCAAAACGCGCACTATTTGAAGACGATTGGTGGGACAAAGGATTAGACTACTTTACAGAAGAGTATATAAAGACTTGGAACTTTCATAAAGTAGAAGGAAACATGCAAGCCGGAGACTTATTAATTTTTAAAGTAATGGCAAATGTAGGAAACCATTGCGGAGTATATTTAGGAGATGACCTGTTCTACCACCATGCTGTAAACAGAATATCTTGTAGAGAGAATCTTTTCCCATTATGGGGAAAACATATAATTGGAGTATATCGTTATGCAGCGTAAAGTTTATTTAGTTGGAGAGCTTGCCGAGAAGTTTGGTAGCAGTTTTACTGTACATGCTGCCAACTACAGCGAGGTCTTTAAGTGTTTGGATGTAAATCATCCTACTTTTAAAAGATACCTATTGGATGCAGAAGAAAGAGGGATAGGATTCACTTTAGAAACTGCCGGTAAGTTTGAAGAAGACGAGAAAGATCTTTTACTCCCTCTTCGACAAGGTGATATCACTTTCGCAGCTTTGCCAGCAGGTTCAAAGAGTGGCGGGGCTAAGATATTTGCAGCCATTGTCCTCTTTTTTGTAATTGGTCCCTATGCTGCAGGAGTAGCAGGAGAGGCAGGTACATTTTTAGGAATGACTGCAGCACAGGTAACCACTACTGTTGCTACGTTATCACTTAATTTAGCTCTAACAGGTATTCAACAGTTGATGGCTCCAGACCCTTCTGTAGATACCCAAGCTACCAATTATTTATTTAATGGAAGTGAGCAGAATATTATAGAAGGCGACCCTGTTCCACTACTATATGGAGAACTGCGAGTCCCTGGAAGAGCGGTATCATTACATGTTTCGACAAACAGCGGCTACACAACAAACAATTATATGACAGACTTCAGTGGAAATCTTATTGGACTCCCGGCGCAAGAATTTGATATTCCGCCCGAAACTTATTCAAAGGACCTATAAAAATGGTAGATACAACATTTAAATCAACATCAAGTTCGGCTGCACAATCTCAGCTAATAGCCGTTACTGATATTATCTCAGAAGGCCCTATAGAAGGGCTTGTAGACGGCGCCTCTTCTGTATTTTTAAACGATGACAGGGCTGAAAGTTTAGTAATTGCTCCACAAGCCATTTCAAAAGGCCCGATTCGCTTATCATTAGTAAATGGCAGCCCTACGGCTACTATACAAAATGGGCTTATTATTCCAATGGTAACGGAATCTCCGTATTTTATTATTCGTAATGGGTTAGGCACAGAGACTGTTACTCTTAGGCAAAATCCCTACGCAAGAACAAATACTAAAGTGAATGAGATAACAACTTTAGCGCCTTTCTTTTCTCAAGCTATGGTCACAGGATTAGTACACCGAACAGGGGAGGAATTTAGAGCAGTTCCTGTGCGTTTGAACAAGCCTGGAACTCAATATGAGGGCATCATATATGAAATAGACAGTACCACCGTAGCTGGGTTCCAGCAGGGTTCAAGCGGTACCGCTGTAGATTTACTAATCCCAGATGGTGAGTATCTTATTAGTGTAGATAAACTTATCGGTATCGAGGGAGTAGCACCAGATGATGTTACTGTAACTTTGACAGAAGCTTGGTCAGGGGTTACTGGTGAGTACCCTTTTGATGTAGTGGGTGCTGTAGAATTCTCTTCGGCTCAGGCACAGATACTTGATCCAATTTATCGTCCATATCAAAGCTTTACAGCACAGTTTAGAACAGGTACATTAAATCAACCACCTTTGACAGGCGAAGGCGGAGAAGGCTCCAGCTCTATAACTAATGGATCACTTAACTTACCTCCCTTTGAGCAATCTACAGAGTTTGGTGGAGATGCCGACGTAACAGAGTTGGTTGGCACCAGCCAAGCCCAGGGGTTTGCACTTTCAATAGAACAAGCCAAAGAAGCAGATGAAGTTAGAA